CGTTGGCAGCCGCGGTCAGTTGGCCTTGGGCGTTGACGGTGAAAGTTCCAACTTGAGTCGAAGACCCGTAGGACCCAGCGGTCACGGCGGTGTTGGCAAGTGAAATCGTGCCTGAGCCTGTGATAGGACCGCCCGTAAGCCCAGTCCCTGTATTGATCAAGGTCACGCCACCAGAGAGCGAGAATTGACGCCATGCGCCCGTGGAATAGCCCTCGTAGGCCCCGTCGGTGCTGTTATAGCGGATCTTCCCGTCTGCGCCAGAAGGCCTTTGGCCAGTGGTTCCCACGGGGATGAAGATTGACCCAGTGCCGGGGATGATAGGGTTGGACGCCAAACCAATGGTGGGGTTGCCAGCCGTGCCGTCCGCGTTGAACACGGCAGTCTGGTCAACCACGTTCAAGATTGACGTCGCCGACAGAGCACCAGCCGTGGTGATCACCATCAAGCCGTTGGCGCTCAGGTTGGCCAGATTCAGGACTTGGCCAGCTAGAGTGATTGTAGGGTCGCCAGAAACGCCGCTTCCATTGGAAATTGACAGGCCCACGCCAGAAACGGCGATGGAACGGCCTGTAATGGCCGTAGAAGACGTTTTTACCTGAAACCCAGTACCAGAGTTCACCAGCGACAAAAGAGCGCCTGTGGTCGTTATATTGAAGACGCCCTGAGCGCCGCCGTCAGTGATTGTCAAGCCATTGGTCGCGCCAACGTAGCGGCTGTTAGCTAACTGAGGCGTCTGGGTGACGGTCAGGTAGGTGTAGGGCTGCGACGGAGATGCGGAGATCGCCGCCGTGGTCGTCTGCACCGTGACGCCATTTTGGACAATAGGAACCGCCTCAGTGCCTGTGATAGCACCAGCGGCTGGCAGTTGGAGTATGGTTACTTGTGCGGACATTATGTGCTCGTATTGTCTGGTGGGTTCGGTGCAATAGTGTCCTTGTTTCCAGTCGAGGTTGGCGTCTGGGTATTACCCTCGGTCGAGATCTGGAACACGTTGGTTTCACCACCCGTGACCAAATAGTTGTCGCCAGCGTTGAGTGGGAGGTCAGGACGTGGAAACCGAATCGTTATCCTTTCGGTTTTACGAGCAGGCAAACGATAGGGGTCGAGCTGATCTGCACAGCCTTCGTTGCACACGCGGAGGCCGGGGAAGTTTGGATCATTGCGCATCACGGCGTGCGGGCGCTTCATCTTGCAGCGGTCGCATATCGCAATTGCAATGTCAGAGTAGCCTTCAGTGTCCAGAAAGATGGCCATCGGTCACCTCGTGTAGACGGAAATGTTGGGCGCAAAGTAGATGGGCGACTTGTCGCGCTCTTCCTCTTCAGCCATGGCAAGGTACTTGTCAGCTTGGCCCTCGAGGTACTGAATACGCGTGGCGTCCACCCCGGGCAGCTCCATGGCCATCCTGTGGGACAGCATCATCACCACCGCCTCGTACCAGCGCTGTGGGACCTCCAGCTCTCCGTACAGGTCACCCACGTCCATGATCTGGCGTGAGTACCAAATGGTCATCTGGTAGAAGGCATTCTGGGGCGTTGGCCAAAGCACGATCTCACTCTGGGGAATCGTGCGATTGAACCAAAACTGGAAAGGCTGGTTGGCCGTGAAGTTCTTGTTAGGCAGGTTGGTGTAGTCGTCGCGGTTCAGGCGCGACATGGTGATCTCTGTGCTGTTGTTACCGAAATACAACTCGCGCAGGCTCAGGGTGGTCCCGCTGTAGGCCCGAATGCGGTAGTACGGCACGGTCTGGCCGTTGGCAATGTCGGTCCAGATCCACTCGTTATCAACCACCGTGATAGCCCCAAGATCGACCAAGGTTGCCCAAGTTACGTTGTCAAGCGAGTATTCGAGGATGAATGATTTAGTGCCGCTGGAGGCAGGCAGGAACCCAATTGAGCCAATAAAAATGGGGTTGGATGGGCCAAAGTTGATGGCAAAATTTCCATTTGCAGAGGTTTGAGTGCATACCGTGTCTACATCACCATCGTACAAATTGGCCACTGTGCCGCCCGCGGATGATGTGTAGCTGCCGTCAGGGCGGTTCATCCAGCGGTACAGGGCATTGAGCACGTCGTTGCCGCCAAGGGGCAGCAGGTACGTTGCTTTGTCTGCTGTGAAGCCGTAGACTTTTTTGCTGATAGCCCAATACTGAATGCCAATGTTGATCAAATTGGACAACAGGAAAAACAAAGACTCGCGGGCGCTCAGGACCTGCTCAGAGGTCAGCTCTTCGGCCAACTTCCCACAGCGACGTGCGCCGTGGTCAATTAACGTTTGCACCGTTACAACGGTCGTACCTGTAGTGCCAGAATATGCCATCGTTGTTCCTTACCAGCCGGGGCAATCCCACCGCTTCAGCGATGCTTTTGCGCGTGGTGCGTCCCCTTTAGAATGCTCGACCACACCAGACATCCGAGCGCAAAACGAGTCCTTGCGGGGACCCCCTTTGGGTTGGGGCGCTTTTAGGTGCGAACCAGTCTCTCGATTGTACTTGTCGCGACCCTTTTGGGTAAGCCCCGCGCCTTTGGCAACGGACAATTTTTCACCGCGACCAACAGCAAGATTGACTTTTTTTTTGCTCATTTTACTTTGGCGGTCTTTGCAGACTGCTTAAAGTCTTGAGCCGTTGGAGCACCCTTGCTGCCAACTCGGCGCATCTTTTCGCCAGATCCTTCAGCGATTCTTTCACGTTTTGCATTGATATTTTCATACAAGCCGCCGCCTTTCATTTTCTTTGCCTCATCAGCTTTGGTAAATTCCTTACCAACCTTTTGAGAGATGCCAACCTTCTTAGCGAACGCAGGGTTATGTGCGACCGCCGTCATCAATTTGTGTTGAGCTGGTGACTTGCTTGGCATGATCAGCCTAAAGGGTTGACGTAGTGTTTGACCATCTCTAGCACCACCGTGTAGGTGTCGCCAGCGCTTGCATCAAGCGTGGTGAACGTGATAGCCCCGTCAACGCCAGTGCTGGCGTTGTTGGTCAATCCGCCAATTTTGCTGTAGTCTTGCGTGTACGAGTTGTTCTGTGGGATCGTTTCAATAACCACAGGCGTAGTTGCCTTCCACTTCAACTGCACTTCCATGCCGTGCGTCAACGCAGTGACTTTTGTAATCGTGACGCGGTCGCAAGCACCGCCAGAACCCGAAGGGGTCAGCGACGCAGGGTTAACCTTGACAACATTGGTCTCACCAGTGCCATCACTGGTGTTTGTAAATTTCATAATTGCAACGCGCTCACCATCAAAGAGCGTTTGACTTCCAACTGCATCAGCCATAATTTATCTCCAATTAAAAGCAGGGGCCGAAGCCCCTACCTTGTTTTAGCAATTCACAGCTCCACCACGCTTTTTAGCGGGTGACACTGTGACTGACTCTTTGGTCTTTGTGACGCTGTCAGTTTTGGGCATCGAGGAGAACAGGTCTTTGGCCACGCTCTTCACTTTACCCATCACCTTGCCGGGGAAGCCACGGATCGACTTGGCCATGGCCATATCGTCCTCGTCAGGCCCCATTGCCTTGTCGTAAGCACCTTTTGAGAGGTCGACAGTGCCGCCCTCCGCAAGCTTCATACGGCTGGCTGGACCATACTTCTCGTTCGTGTCCATTTTGGCGGCACGGAACGCAGGAGCATTCTCAGAGGTAGACATTTTCTGCAAGCGACCTTGTGCGGGCGTTACTTTGCCACCAGCCTTGTAAGTACCAGCGAGTTCGTTGATTCTTACGGGCTTGGAGGCGGGCTTGCGACCTTGAGGCATCGCGACGGGACGACCTGAATTAACAGTTCCGCCCGCCGCGTAGGCTTTTTTTGTGGAACCGCCTTTTTTGTACATGGCGTCACCCATCATGCCTTCGCCCATCATGCCGCCGTCCATCATGCCTTTGACCTTGCCGCCTTTTTTGTAGCCGCCGCCGTTTGACTTGGCAACACCACCAGTAGCAAAGCCACCGCCATTGCCCAGCTTCACGCCGCCAGTTTTGGCAGGAGAGTTGTCAGTCTTGGCTGTGTCCATCTTGGTATTGCGATAGATGCCGCCTTGGTCTTCGGTATTGATGATGCCGCCTTTGGCGTAACCACCTTGACCGTTAACCACGCCGCCAGTAGCCATCTTGCCGCCCTTTTTCAGAGACAGC